TTTACCAAAACTGTCATGCACGAGAACCTTACTGTCGATCTCAAAGACGACTCAGGTGGGTTTAACTGTGGTAAGCCAGCAGGTTTCATCCAAGATTGGAATGCCCTGTCAGACGAACTCAAAGAAAAGATCAAGCAGATCAAGCGTGTTCGCGTCATAATGGGTGAGATTGAAATGATCAATCCTGTGGACGAGAAGGGCAATCCTGCTGATGTACCTGTACAGTCTTTCATCTGGGAGATTGACAACAAGTCAGCATTCAAGCTTATGGCTGAGCCATTTACGCAGATGGGTCGGCAGCGCAAGCTTCCAATCCAGCACAAGATTACAATGGATACGTCTGAGCAAGAGCTTAAGACTGGCGGTTCATTCTTCTTGCCTGTGCCATCACTTGATCTGACCACATCGGTAGACATCTCAGATAAAGATCAAGCTACCATCAAAGACCTTCTCGATTGGGTTGAGAACCATA